AATGAGCATAACGACATTTACAGAACTGAAAGCGGCAATCAGCGACTTTCTCAACCGCGATGACACTGACGCGCCCGTATCCACTTGGATCGCGCTGGCCGAAGCTGACATGCGGCTAAAGATACGGCACTGGCGGCAGGAAAAGCGCAGCACAGCTCAGGTCAATACGCAATACAGTGCGCTCCCATCTGACTTTATCGAGGCCATTCGCCTTTACGGAACTGATACGGATACGCAGCAGATTGAGCTAATCAGCCAATGGGAATTGCTGGACCGTAAACGCAAGTCGTCCAATGTGTCGGGGTCGCCTGCATATTACGCAATTACGGCTGGTGAGATTGAAGTCTACCCCGTGCCAGATAGCTCTTATAACACTGAGTTGTATTATTACGGCAGCGTGGCGGCGCTGTCCGACATTGTTGCAACAAACTGGATTCTGACGTATCATCCCGACGTTTACCTTTACGGATCACTTATGCACACGGCGATGTATCTGAAAGACGACGCCCGTTTGCAGGGCTGGGCTTCACTCTATCAGCAAAGCATCGACGCGATAAACCGTGACGGCGAGACAGCAAAATTTGGTGGTTCTGGCCGCCGCATGAAAATTAGGAGCTACTGAAATGAACATCGCAACACTTACTGACGGAAGGGGCTAACCATGTCCAAGTCAAACGCATTCGAGACGGCACTGTTGAATTTGATTTTCAACGCAACGGCAATGACTGGCGTTGCAGAAAATCACTCGTCCTCTCCAGTCACGAATTTATTTGTCTCATTACACACTGGTGATCCGGGCGAAGGGGGCAACCAATCCACAAGCGAGATTGGGTACACAGACTACGCGCGTGTGTCTGTAGTGCGGACTAGCAGCGGTTGGACTGTAAGCGGCAACAGCGTGTCACCTGCGGCTGCGATTAACTTCCCCGCTGGTTCTGGCGGCTCAGGCACGGCTACGCATATGGGCATTGGCACACTTACTTCTGGGTCTGGTGTTTTGCTTTATTCTGGCGCAATCAGCCCAACTATTGTGACGGGTGACGGCATCACGCCTTCATTGACGACTGCCACAGCAATTACTGAGGATTGATAAATGGTCACTCTCGTAAACAGAGCTAAAGTAGCCACGGCCACCACTGGCACAGGCACAATCACGCTTGGCTCTGCTTCGAGTGGTTATCAAACATTTGCCGATGCAGGGGTCGTTGACACGAATGTAGTTCGTTACGTTATTGAGGACGGGACGGCGTGGGAGATTGGTTCCGGCACCTATACGGCGTCAGGCACCACTCTTTCCCGTACCATTGATGAAAGTTCTACAGGTTCGTTATTGACCCTTTCAGGTTCGGCTGTGGTGTACGTCGCAATATCCTCTCAGGATCTTACGGGCTATCTATCCAAGGCTTGGGTCAACTTCAACGGCACTGGGGCTGTTGCTATTCGTAACGCTGGGAATGTAAGCAGTATCACGGACGGCGGAACTGGTGTTTACACATCAAACTTTAGCACTAATCTAAGTGGGTCAAATTATGCCGTAAATGGAAACTGCGCCTATCCTTCGACCACAGCACCCTATGGCCTTGTCAGTTTTACTAGCAATTATTCCATGTTAAGCTCTTCCATACGGGTTCGCACAGTAAATAGTACAATAGTAGAGGATATGGATTCTCCTTTGGTTATGCTGAAGGTGAGTGATTAAATATGAGTAACTATAGAGTGATCTTTGAGGACCCAGATCATCCAGAACAGCCCGCCTGCGTGCTTGTCCCCAGCGACAACTGGCTTGAAGAAGCCAAGGCTGGTCTACTGCCGCCTATATCTGTTTACTGGGCATTGCAGGACGATGAGCAGCAAGCCATCGTAGAGGGGCGTCATGGCACTTTTAAGCATGATCCAGAGAAACATGCAGCGCAGTGGACTGCACCTCGCATTGGCCCTCTCACAGAAGAAGAGGCTATTGAGTATCTCGTAATGAAGGACATCCCTCGGCACATTTGGTCACAAGAATACAACAGGCCAATGTTTAAGATTGTCAAAACGGAAGAAGTGCCAAGTGATCGGCAGTTTCGAAATGCTTGGAGGATTGCAGCATGACACAAATTTTTATCAAGATTGGAGCTACATCTTACGACGCCGATGACTACACGCTCCCAACTGAACGCAACTTTCGTGGCGCTTGGGAAGTTAATGCTGGCACTGGAGTTATTTCCGTAGATATGACGCCCGCTAAAGAAATCTGGCGTAATAAGATACGTCAAGCTCGGGTTGGTCCTTTAGCCGCTCTTGACACAGCCTACATGAAAGCTCTTGAAACTGGGGCCGACACCACTCAGATTGTTGCCGACAAGCAGGCCTTGCGAGATGCACCTGCCCACTCAGATATTGACTCAGCTACAACACCAGCGGAACTAGCGGCGGTACAACCCGCTGGCCTGACGGTAACTTGATGTGGACGCGGTTATTGCCTGAAAATGCAAGTTAGGATCGGATAAATGTTAGGCTTTTCCCCACTAGCTTTTGCACCTCTTGGAGATGACGGAGAAGTTAGAGTCGCGCTTACCGGGTACGGCGGCGGCACATTTGGCAGTTCCGCCTATGGCGGCGCAGAGACCACTGTAGTTTCATCAGTCGGCAGCGCCGCAGGTGTCGCGTCCGCAACAGGCGTTGCATTATCTGACGCGGCCTCGACAAGCACGCTAGAAGGTTCTTCATCTGCGTCTGGCACTGCAATTTCTAATGCCGTGTCTTCCGGCGCGTCTAACGGCGCGTCGTCGGCATCAGTCACGGCGACCGCTAGGATCAAGACAGTTGGCTCATCTGCGGGCTTATCGTCAGTGGATATTAAATCCCTGTCAATTTCTAGTTCGTCTGGCGCTATTAGTGGCCAATCAGCAATTGCTGGCATTGCGCTTTCAGGTGTGGTATCGACAGGTAGCTCGGCAGGTTCTGCCTCCGTAGAAGCTCCCACACTCCTTAAGCGGGTTTCTTCCGGCTCATCTGCTGGTGAGGCTACGACTGCTAGTACGGGGCTTTCAAAGAGAGTTTCATCTAGCACAATTGTTAATTTTGCAGCAATTACGGCATTTGGTGCATCAGCATCTGCCTCAAGCGGTGGCTTGGGCGGCATAGCTTCAAGTGAGGTGGTTTCTGGACTGGTCTGGGTGGCAGTGGCCAAAACTGCGGAAGATTGGACGGATCAGCCTAAATCTGTAGAAACGTGGTCAGAGCTGGCCCAGACAACTGAAACGTGGAGCGAGGTGGCTTAAATGACTTTTGCGATAATCGAGGTGCTGACATGAACTATAAACCGATGAAGGCTGTCAAACGCAAGCCTAAACCGACAACAAAGAAGGGCAAGTAATATGGCCGATACAACGACAACAACCTATTCTTTGGTCAAACCAGAAGTCGGCGCTTCTGAGGACACATGGGGCGCGAAGATAAACACCACGCTCGACACCCTGGACAATCTGTTTGACGGCACAACGGCAATCAAGCCAAATATTGTTCAAGGTGTGATTGATAACACAGTCATCGGCGGCACAACTGCTGCGGCTGTTACTGGTACATCAGTAACCGCTGAGGACATGTTCATCACAGGCCCATCGCCCCTTCTTAGGCTGACAGACAATGACGCTTCTGACAATCACACCACTATACAAAACAACAATGGGTCCACGTTCATTGACGGCCGCAACGCTACTGCAAACGGGGATATCATCTTCCGTGGCTCTGGCGGTGGCGTGGCAGATGAGTACGCACGGTTCGACAGCAGCGGCCACGCAATTGTTCCTGCTGGTGTAACCCTCGGCACTGCTGCGGGTGTTCATGCGGCGGCTAACACGCTGGATGATTACGAGGAAGGTACGTGGACGCCTATTGATGGTAGCGTAGCGTCACTTAGTTTGACCGTTTCAAATGCTACATACGTGAAGGTAGGCAATCTTGTTAGAGCAAGTGGGAGTGTCACATATCCGTCTACAGGAGACAGTAATCGAGCGCAGATTGGAGGTCTGCCCTTCACACGCGCTGCGGGCGTAACGGCAGGCGCTTTTATACAATACACCAACAACGGCAGTATTCCGACCTTACTTTGTAGCGGGACAACTGTTTCTGCCTACACTGCGTCGGGGGGTACCTTTACTAATGCCACACTATCAACCCACAGGATTGATTTTACTGTTATTTACGAGGCATAAACTTATTAGGGCAAGATGCACCTAACGGACACACACACAGGAGGCCATCATGGCACTTACAGAACAGACGCTACAAGATAAGATCGAAATCGTAGGCGAATACAAGCACGTCCAAGTTCGCACGGCCCGTGTGATCTACGATAACGACGTAGAGATCAGCCGATCATACAGCCGTCACGTTGTTGCACCAGATGCAGACATCACAGTCGAGGCACCTGAAGTGCAGGCTATCTGCACAGCGGTTCACACAGGCGAGTTGAAGGCCGCGTATGCTTCTCACCTTGAGGCGCAAAATACGCCCTAACAACACGTTGCCCTTGTGTCACATTGTGTGTTATAAGGGCAACAGTTTAACGCTACGGAGCAACCATGACGCTAGTCCCGCTTGAAATTCCACCCGGCGTCTACCGCAATGGCACGGACTTGCAATCGCAAGGCCGTTGGCGTGATGGCAATTTAATCAGGTGGATAGACGGGACCATGCGGCCCATAAAGGGTTGGCGGGTTAAGTCAGAAACGGCGGCAGCGGCCAAGGTTCGTGGCATGTTGTCTTGGATTGATAATGACAGCGACAGGTGGATCGCTGGCGGAACTTATAATAAGTTGTATATCTGGTCAACGACTGGAGTTCGCAGCGACATCACGCCAAGCGGACTAACCGATGGCCGTGAAACCGCAGAGGCATTTATAGGCTTTGGAGGCGGCACGTTTGGCGGGTATGCTTACGGTGTAGCACGTCCTGATACGGCACGCATTCAAGCGGCAACGTCTTGGGCGCTCGATACGTTTGGCGAAAACATGGTCGCTTGCAATCCCGACGACGGAAAGATTTACGAGTGGGCGTTAGACACAAGCACTATTGCGGCGGTCATACCCAATGCACCAGAGAATAATCGCAGCTTGGTCGTAACAAGCGAACGATTCCTTATGGCACTTGGCGCTGATGGCAACCCGCGCAAAGTCCAATGGTCTGACCGTGAGGACAACACCACATGGACCGCAGCAGCGACGAATGAAGCGGGCGATATTGAGCTTGATACAATCGGTCAGGCGCTTGCTGGTATTAACGGCCGAGGCCAGACTTTGATTTTGACGACAATGGACGCGCACGCTGCTACCTACATTGGGCCTCCGTTCGTTTACGGCATTGAGCGTGTCGGCACGGCTTGCGGCTTAATTTCTCAAGGCGCAGTCGCGTCAGTCGATCAAGGCGCGTATTGGATGGGTCTAAATGCGTTTCACTTATACAGCGGTGGCGCGGTTCAAGATGTACCATGCGACGTTTCAGATTACGTCTTTAATGACATTAACCGCTCGCAGGTTAGCAAGGTCTTTGGTGTTGCGAGCAGCGCACATGGTGAAATCACTTGGTTCTACCCGTCAGGCTCCTCTACAGAAAATGACCGTTACGTGACGTTCAACTACGTCGAGGGGCATTGGTCCATCGGCACGCTTGACCGCACCGCTGGCGTTGACCGTGGGGCGTTTCAGCAACCTATGTGGGCCAAGGCATCCGACTCGCACATTTACGAACACGACGTGGGCTTCAATTACGATGGCGACGAGCCGTTTGCTGAGAGCGGTCCTATCATGATTGCGTCCGGTGACGCTGTTGCGTCTGTTGTTGGCATGTTGCCAGACGAGCAAACGCAGGGCGACGTAAATGTGACATTTAAGACACGTTTCTACCCGAACGGGACTGAACGAGATTACGGACCTTACGCAATGTCAAACCCTACGTCCATGCGATTTACGGGGCGTCAATTGCGTATGCGAGTGTCAGCGGTGAATGGCACTGATTGGCGCGTGGGCGTCAACAGGCTTGATATTGTGCCGGGGGGTCGTCGATGAGATTACAGCAACCACGCGGGTCATACAGCCAAGTCAGCGAGATCGAGCGGAACCGCACAATTGAGTCTGCGGATCGTGCGAACCACAAGCGCGGGCAAGACGTTGAAATCGGTGAGGGTCGCTTGTTCTTAACCGACGACTCCACCAACGTCAGATATGAGATTTACATGACATCCGGCACTCTATCGGTGAGGACTGTATGACTGAGCTAGAACGCTGCAAACCTTGGATCGAGGCGGCGCTTGAATATAGCGGCGGCACGCACCTGTTTGAGGATGTTGAGGCGGGCTTGACCAAGGGCACGTTGCAGCTTTGGCCAGCGCCGCATGGGTGTATCGTCACTGAAATCGTGATCTTTCCACGTAAGCGGGTTGTGAATGTATTTTTGGGCGGCGGCGAGCTTGAGCAGATTATGAAAATGCACAGCGACGTGATAGACTGGGCTAAATCGCAAAACTGCGTGGCCCTTACAATGCATGGCCGCATGGGCTGGAATAAACCATTAGGCAAACATGGCTGGAAACGCCAATTTGCCTCATACATAAAGGATTTTGAATAATGTCAGGCGGAAAAGGTGGATCAGACACAACGTCTGTAGCAATACCAGAATACATTGAGCGGGCTGCGCAGCGGAACCTAAACAAAGCTGAAAGTATTTCTCAGCTTGGTTACGTTCCACAGTACGGCCCAGACGTTGCAGCGTTTACACCAAACCAGCAGGCTGCGTTTCAAAACACGTCAGACGCGGCTAGTGCGTTTGGCATGGCAACGCCGACTAGCCATCGGGGTATAATGGGCGGCATGGACGCGCCAACTGAATACGCCAACGGCGTGTCCGGCTATTCATCTCAGCCGATATTCCAACAGTCAGTAGACCAGTTGCAGGCAGAGCGTCCCGGCCAGTTCGATCACATGAATAGCTTCTTTATCGACCCATTTACCGGTCAGTCTGGCAGCAATATGAGCGCGCCGGTCAATTACGAGAATTACAACACCTCCGCGCAAAACAGCCGAGACCAAGCTCAAGCTCAGCGAGAACAGGCTGACATGCAGCGCGGCAACGATTTGGCAATAGCTCAAGCACGAGCAAGTGCTGGGCCAAGCTCGGTGTATTACAACAACGAAAACACAGTTATGAACACCACTGGCGTAGGCGGCGGCGCTTCTGCTGGCGGTGGCAATGCCGCATCGTTTGAGGAACCTTCCTCGACAGGCTCTTATGGCGGGTCTTTAATGACTGGCGAGCCTAGCCCGTCGAGTAGCACTTTCTTTGACTCGGTAAATAATGGCCCAAGAAATGAGTTTGGGGTTAGTTCTCCTGCTGTTAATTTTCCAAACTTTGACCCAGTCGCGTTTAACTCTGATTACGGTTCTGGACCCGCCCCAACAGGCAACACAACGCCGCCACCATCCAATGTCGGGTACACTGGACTTGGTGATAGGTTAAACGGCGGCGGGGCGGGCTTGTCGGGAGGCACTTACAGCGGCGGCGGCGCTATGTCTGACCTTGGAAACAGCCTGACTACTTCGGTTGACCTTCCGGGCAACGTGGCATCCCGCACGCTAGGCATCGGCGCAGGCGCGGCAAACAACGCCAACGATAGCGGTTTTGAGGGCGCGGACGGCGGCGGCGAGGGCGGAGACGGCACAGTTATCTGCACATCAATGCACACGTTGGGCCTAATCTCTGACGAGGTTTACAAGCTAGACGCAGAATTCGGTGAAAGAATTAACGAGGCTGACCCGTCTCTTCTTGCTGGATACCGCCAATGGGCAACCCCATTAGCGGATTACATTTTGGGTGACAGCATCGGATCGAAACTAGCTCTTTCAATTATCACCCCCTTGGCAACGTCATGGGCGGCTCAAATGGCTCACGTTATGCGACCAGACAAATACAAGCCTAATCTCTTAGGTAAGGTCGTGATGCTTGTCGGGCATCCTACTTGCAGGCTAGTGGGCTATATGTCTTTTGGCAGCATCAATTCAATTAAGAAGGGCGCATAATATGGCTGGTTCGGGATCAGGAAGCATGGGCGGCATGACTGGGCAACAATCTGCTCCCTCGTCAGAAATACAAGGGCGGCGAATGGGTCCGACAAACGGCCAGTTTGCTCCGCTTGCGCCGCGAGGCAGCTTCAACGTCAATAACGCGGCGGCGGGCGGCTTGCAGCAGGCGATGCAGGGCACGCAGGCGGCGGGCATGTACTCACCGCAGCAAGTAAACCCGACTGGCTACAATGCGGCTAACGTCGGGTCTCAGGGATACAATGCGGCCAACGTCGGGTCTCAGGGATACAATGCGGCCAACGTCGGGTCTCAGGGATACAATGCGGCCAACGTCGG